GAATTTGATTGTTACCCCATAACCGGCATATACCGCAGGGCCGATTCCATGAGGTGTCAGGGCTGCACCTACGCCGATCTGGAACCCGTGCTCTATTTTGCGCTTTCGTTCCACTTCATACGTCACCGTCTGGGGCCGGAACTCGATCCGCGGCAGGCTCTCGACATAGGCGCCGCGCGCGACAATGGTATACGTGCTGTCGTCGGAGAAGGTATAGTCCCTGACGGGCAGTTCCACGAACGCGCTGTCGGCCTGTGGAACCTGCTCGGCGACCGGTTCGACAGAGGTGGTGTCGCGCACGAACACCAGGCGTGCGAGTTGAAGATGCCGGCCTATCGGTTCGGACACCGAGACCGGAGTAGTCCGCTCGATGTATACCTTTTGCCGGACGGTTCGAACGGTCGTCGTCGGTTCGACCGACGCTCGTCCGGCAACGAATCCCAAAAGCAAGCACAAGCCGCAGGCGACGATGATCCGTCCGGCGTTCATGGCTGATGTTTCATGAATAAGCTCCACCCCTCCGTCACGTCGGACATGTTCGCTTCGGTGCCGTTCTCCATACGACTCATTGCCGCGACGATAGGTATCATCGTAGCAGCATGGTGCGTATCGACCGGAGTGTCGGACTCTATTCCCGTGTGCGAGCACACAAAGTCCATATACGCCCGCGTATCATTCTCGACGGGCGGAGCATAGCGTAAGATCATATCCCGAAAGGTTCGGTAACCTTTGCGGCGATATGAATCCAGCAGCACGAACATGGCTCGATAGCCCCATGCCGCCGTCTCGAATTGTTTGAACGCCGCATCCTGCGAAGGTCGGACCTCGCCCAGATAGCGGGTGTTCGATTGCCGGATATTGCCCGGATTGTTGTTTCTCAGTCCTCTACTCATTGTTTTCTTCCTCCTTATTTTTTGTTCCGATTAGTCCCGTATTCCCCGATCCGAACGGTGGTTTTCGCAATGCACACCCCAGCATTTCGCATTTGTATACGACCAGCACGGCCTTCTGCGTTTTGAGACTGTCGATTTGATCGCGTTGCCGCTCCTTGTCTTTATATAGGGAATCGATTTTCTTTCCCTGCGCTTCTACCTTCGCTTCGGATTTCTCGTAGAGATCTTTCCACTGCGACGAGGCCATTGTTTCATTTTGTAGCTGCTTGTTGCGTTTGTTCTCCTTGAAAAAGACCAATCCTGCCAAACCGCCGCCGGATAGAAGACCCGACAGAAGCGAAACGATAACGGTCGTCCAGTCCATCATCCGATTTTCGATTGAATTCTCATCTCTTCTTTGCGTTCCACTTCGAGCTCTGCGAGGGTCATTTCGTTTCGGTTGTACTCGGCGTTCGCCTCCTGGTATCGCGCGAAATCGTCGGGGTATGTTTCGCGGAACGATGCGCCCGTCTTACTACATTTTGCGGCCCGTTCGTCCGAAGAGGCCATGATCGCACGCAGCGCCAGCTGCCGCGATTGCAAAGCGTCGATTCTCTTTTGCAGTTCTTCCATGTTCATAATAGTTTTCGTTTTACCGCACATGCTGCGTTATACATTTGACGTAGGAAAACAAAACGCCTTCGGAACGATAGCTGATGAATGCAGCGCCGAGATCACCTTCGCAGCTCGTCCAGTAAGAAGTGGCGTTTGCCAATAAAGTCGCCTTTCCGAGACGCACCAGCGTGCGGTTCACGGGGTCGCGTTCCACATCGTCGGCCGTCAGTACGCGGTCGTGCAGGAGCAGGTAGAGTTCTTCGACCGACGGCAGCCACCAGCCGCCCGCTTCGAGTCCTGTCGTCGCACCTTCGACTGCGACGCCGTATTCGAGTGCGGCCGCTGCGGCCGGATAACAGGGTTTGCTCTGACCGTAAATATCGGTGAAACGCAGGCGGCCGATCTTCGCTGTGTTCGTCCTGCCGTCACGCAGCATCGCCCCGTAAGCGCTCGGATACTGAGCCATGTGCTCGCCGAAGAGATACGACGCATAATCCGGATATGTTGCGCGCAGTTCGGCGCAGAACTCCGATGTCTCGAACGATGCCTGATTGACGATCGTCGCCGAACCGAGCGGCACGTTCGAAGTCGGGACGGTACCGTTTGCTGAGTAATATTGCAGGAACATTTCGGAATTCATTCCCGCCCGCGTACCACTCACGCCGTTCTTGCGTCGAACGTATTCGACCGTCTGACCCTCGTCGAGCAGCAGTCCCGTAAGGGCTACTTGATAGTTCGTGTCGTCAGTCCGTGTCGTGAGTGTCGCCCCGCTCACCGCTTCGACCGTCGTCCATGATTTCGCATAGCCGTTCGACGTGAGAACGACGCGCCCTGTCGCCTCGTCCGCCGCAGCCGACCAGCCGCCGCGATCGGTAACGGACAGATTCACCTCGCCCGTTCTCAATGCCGTATTGACAGCTGCTGCGAGGTCGGAAAGCGTGGCGCCGGCGGTATAGGTGATCGTCTTTTCGTATGTGTCGGCGAATTTCAATACGATCGTCCCGCCGGCCGGGAGATCGAAGCCCGACAGGGCGACCTCGTAAGAAGCAGCCCAGAGGAATATAGTCGAATTGTCGAGCGAGACGACCAGCACCCTGTCGCCCTGCCGCGCATAGACGACGGCCAGCGGGGTGAGGCTTTCGGGGAGCTGTGCGGCCGAGAGGGTCTCACCCTTGACGAACCGGATCGCACCGGCCGTCTTGTCGTAGACCGCGCAGTCGCCCGCGGCGGCCGCATCCTTGCCCACGACGACGTTCACACCGTCGTAGATGAGTTCGTTGTCGCTCGCGATGAGCGAGACGGCCGAGAGGGTCGACAAACGATTCGTGTCGGAGGCATACGCCGCACGATCCGCATATTTGTTTACTTGTGACATGGTATCGAGGTTTTAGAGGTTTTTCCAATCCGACACGGCCGCGTTGCCCGTGGATTTGTAGACGGCGCCCGAGGCGGTGTCGATGTAGAGCTGGCCCGCACGGTCGGGTGCTTTCGCCGGGGCGCCGCTGCCTGTCAGGATCAGGTTGTTCGAACCCCACACGCCCAGCTCCCTGACCTGCAACGCGGGGATCACGGCGTCGCCCGACAGCACAGCCGTGAGCGTCCGTTCGAGGGCCGTGACGCGGGCTTCGAGGCTGCAATCCGACGCGGCGAGGACGTTGAATGCGTCGGAGTCTCCGGAGGGCTGGTCGTAGACGAGCACGGCCGTGCCGCCCGTTGCAGTCGGAACATACGGCAGATCGAGGCCCGCGCCCGACGTGTCGCGCCACTTGTCTGCCAACAGACCTGCGGCGATGTATTCGGCGACAAGTCCGGTGCGCATCTCACCCGACAGAGGCAGCATGTACCGTTCGGGTTCGCCGCCGTTCCACAGCGTGACGACCTCCGAGGCCGTAAGGGCGTAGTTGAAAAGACGGCACCCTATGACGATGCCTTTGAAGGAAGACCCGATAGCCAGATATTTCAGATTCAGATCGTCCGAGAAGTTCGAGGCGGATGTTACACGCCCGCCGTTCAGATAGACGACGATCTCGTTTCCGTCGTAGGTTCCCGCGACGGAGTAATAGGTATCGGGCTCGATTCCCGTCATGACTCTCGGTGCGGCACCCCTGCAACGGAATACAAGGTTGCCGTTGACAAATTCCAGAATCATCCCGTAAATATCGCCCGAAGTGGCAACGATCGTCTGTGTACCCGATACGTCGAGTCCCGTTTTGAAATTAGCTGCTATCGTTCGGGCGCCGGAGAACAGCAGCGCGGAGGCTGTGGAGCGGAAGTTCCCATCCGTGGTATTTACTCCCGTCTGACGCCCCTGCAAAGGGGCTATCTGCGACGATTTGACGAAGCCCGTCGCGGGGTCGAGGTCGGCTTTGCCGGCGATCTTTCCGTCAATACCTTCTGCGGCGATATTTGCGGCATTCGCGGCATTAGTTGCTTCTGTTGCCGCCGTCGTAGCATTGCCCGCTGCGGCCGTCGCTTCTGCGGCGGCATTGTTCGCCGCCGTAGTTGCCGTCGTGGCAGCTTCCGTCGCTGCGTTCGCCGCTTTCGCGGCTGAGGCGGCATCCTCGGCGGCGGTTCCTACCGATTCGGCGGCGTGCGTAGCGTCCTCGGCTGCGGCATTCGCAGCCCCCGCTGCATCATTTGCCGCCGTTGCGGCACCGGTTGCACTTGCGGCTGCGGCATTCGCTGCCGTCGCCGCATCATCGGCTTCTGTTGCTGCCGTCGTAGCATTGCCCGCTGCGGCCGTCGCTTCTGCGGCGGCTCTGTTCGCCGCCGTAGTTGCTGTCGTGGCTGCCCCCGTCGCGGTGTTCGCCATTGCCGCCGCCGCTACGGCACCTTCGGTCGCTGTCGTTGCGGACTCCGTCGCATTTTTGGCCGCCTGTGCGGCCTTATTCGCTTCGGTTGCAGCCTCCGTGGCCGGACGTTGCAACTCTTCGATCTGCTCCGGTGTAAGATCGTCATACGTCACACCGAGCGCACGTTCTCCCGTATCTTCGTCGCCGATGAACCAATTGCCGTTTTCGCCGATGTGGGGCGTGATACCGTCATCACCGCGTGTGGCCGCAAAGTCCATATAGACCCAGATACATGGTGTATGCAACGTAATGACGGGCTGCGCCGTGCGGCTCAGCACGGCGCCAGGTGTCGCCCCCTGGCGCAAGACTTCGATCGAAGCATCGAAGCCCATGCGCGCGAACGTATCATGCAACAGCCGCACACCGATCGTCGCCGTACCGGGTGTCAACGATGCCGTATCTTCGGCCGAGAGGGTACACAAAAGCATCCCGCGTGCCGCTTGCGAGATGTCGACCTCTCCTTTTGCGGACTGTTTTACGAGGTGCGTTCCCATTGCTGTCGTTGCGATGTCTATTTCCACATCATACCCCGACAGATCGAGAATCTGTCCCTCTTTGCGCGCCTCGAACCGCAGGACTACGGTCTCACCGGCGTAGATATAAGCTCTCTCTTTCATAATCGTTATTTTCCGAACGGACAACTCGTCGTATTGTATCGCCGAGCTTCGGATCCCTCCTCGGTCACATCTGCGACGACGAGCCCGGGCACTTGCTGTTCGACATACTCGATGAAATCATTCAACCGATCCTCATAGGCGCTTTGATCCATCTGCGCCAATGTCGTGTCCGAGATCACACCGTAGGACTTCTGGCCGATGGAGAAAGCCAGTTTCCCGTTGTAGACCGTGCGCGACGATTCGCTGCCGTTGACGTATTTTTTTACTACCAGCGTCAGCGAACGCTGGTATCCCGTGTTGACGTAAGCCATATTATATCCGGTTCAAATTTATATTTGTATGTACTGTCTTCCGTAGGCGATATGGAGATGATACCGCCGCCGGGTTCTTCATAAATGATCGTCGAGCGGGATGTAGATTCTCCTTCATTGATCGTAAACGAGAGGGCGCTTGCCGCCGTGATATGAATCGTCGAAGCTACGGGGGTACCGCCCGTGCTGGCATAGAGTTCGATGCTTCCGTCACCGTTATTCCGTCCGTAGAGTCTTATGGTGACGGTCTCTTTGTAATCATGCTTTTCGCAGACGTAGGCCGTATATTCCACCGAGAAGCGTTCGTCGGTCTTCTCGCAGGTGTAATCCTGATAGATGACCGTATAGGATACGTTTCCGTTTCCGATCAGATAGCGTTTGTCGGCGGCTTTGTACTTATCGATGAGCGCCCGCAGCCGCGCTTCGTCATAGGTCGTCTGTTCGGAGAGGATCCGCACGCGAAAGTCGTAACTTCCCGTATCGAAATTATCGATAACGACTTCCAACCCCATCTCATCGAAGATCATCCGTTCGATCATGATCGACGACGAGTCGTAGCGAGCACGCCGCAATGACTCCACGCGCCACGTCTGTGCACGGTCGTGCAGATCTGCGAGCGACGCCAGCAAGCTGCGCAACAGGTGAACGATGCGTGGCTGCCGCATTACCAGCGGAAGGTTGTAAACGATATGTCTCTTCCAATCAATCTGCATCTTGCGAGAGATATGAGATATTGAGGTTGTCGATGATGAAGCTGCCGCTGGTCGAAGCGTAGGAGGTGCCGTCCAGCACGGTATATGAACCGCCGTCGCTCGATGTCGAAACGCTTTGCAGCACGACATCCACGACACCTTCTGCGGCTTGTATGGCGTCGACGAGCTTCGTCTTATTGAATACACCGCCGTAGAGAATGCCGTCGATATACTCCTGCACGGCGATGTCTACGGGCTTCACGCCATCGGTGATTCGTTCTCCGGAGGAGTTCAGCAACAACGGATCATAGTTTACCTGTGCGGTGATGCGCAGCCGATCGCTCTGCTTGCTCACGAAAGTCATCCGCGTACCCGCCGGTGCAATACGCTGCATGTAGGTACTGAACCGCGACAGTTCCTCGGCGCTCAGCGGCGCCTTCTCCTTCTTGGAGACGAGGATACGGATGCGGCGTATGTCGTTCGTGTCGAGATAGGAGCGTGCAGCGGCAAACTCCACGATACGCGCCGCCTCGTCCTGCTCGGCATACTCGAAGGTATAGGTCGCAGGGTTGTAGATGAGCGAATAGCCATCCTGATATTCGATCGCCCGCTGCTGGAACCATGGCTCCGAGGCGATGTAACGGCTGTCGATAGCCGCCGTCACCTCGTCGGACGTCGTGAGGAAAAGTCGCTCGCAGAGGTAACTGGCCATCGCCACAATATAAATAAGCACGGCTTCGAAGCTCACGCGCGAGAACTGTTCGTCGAAGGTCTTCGAGGCATCGAGTCCGTACATCTGTGCTATCGTCTCATCGTTGACGAACGACTCTTTGATCGTATCCGTTATTTCATTCAATGTTCTCATAATAGCCCGTTTATTTCCGTATCGTCGGCCTTCGTTGCGGGAGTTACCTGCTGCTGTACGAAATACGCCGCCACGGCGGCATTCTGCACGTCGGGGATCTCCACCTCTGCGGGCGGCGTATCGGTCACGCTACATCCGGCGGCATAGGCGATGTCGTAGGCAGCCTCCGCGCTGCCGGCATAGCTTACGGCCAGATCGAAGAAGGTCTGTTTGATTTCCGTCCTAACTTTCATACGACGCATCGATTTTCAGTTCGTCGTTTTTATATTCTACTGCCACGACGGCCATACCGTCGCCGCGCAGCTGCGAGCAGACGGCGGCGATAAAAGCGTCGGTATCGTCGTCGCGCAAGAATCGCATCGCACCGGCCCCCACTGTCGGCGTGGCCTTGAACTCGCCGGGTGCCGCGACGACCAACAGCGATTCGTTCTGCGCGAGAATGTCGCCCATGGCCATGCCGCACGTTATGAGGCCCTGCTCGTCGCGCTGGATGTGTGCGACGAGATCGGGTGCACAGATGATTCCGAAGTCTTTCATATCAGTGTGTTATCTTGTCGTCGACCAATGCGTCGCGGTCTGTGGGCCGAAGTTTCACGGCGCTCCATCCCGCTATGGCGGTTTTGAGTGCTCCGCCGCCGTCGTTGGGCACGACTTTCCAGGATTGAAACTTCGATTTCAGCATGTTTAAATCGTCTTTAATGACTTTCAGCTCGCTGATGAGCGTCTCGACATTGACTATGCCGCCGAGTGTCCCGCCGTTGATCGTCAGCATATCGGCCTTTACGACGATCTTCTGCACTGCGGATACGCTGACGACGATATTCAGGTACTCGTTGTTCTCGATCGATGCCACGACGGCCCATGCTCCGACGGCGGGAACGACGAGCAACTCCGCATCTTCGACGGGTGTGAGGCGCACGTCGTCGAGGTCGTAGCCGTCGTCGATGTGTACCGTGCAGGTCTGTGCCGTCTCGTCGACAGCCGTGACGGTGCCCATACGCAGCAGCATCGGCACCGCACCTCCGGCCAGGCGCCGGATACCGTTTCGTATTTCGTCCTGTCGGCTCATTGTGCGTTCTGTTTTTTCAATGCTCGGCCTATTTCCACCTCGCGGCGGAAGCCGCCCGTGCCGGAGGTCGTCGTCACGGCATCGATCATGTAACGGCCGAAGCGGTTCCCGCTGAAACGCCGGTCGCGGATCTCGGCCGCCATGCCCGGCTCGGCGTATGGTACACCGAAAGTGAGAAGCGTGCCGGAGAATCCTCCGTACTTCATTGTTTTGAGCCGGTCTTCGGCCAGCCTTTTCAACTCTGCGACGGTCGTGACGTTGTAGAAGTGCAGCGTGGTGATCGCCGAAGCGTCCGAATCGCCCACGTCGGCCGTCAGCTTCTTGTTGTTGCGCAGGATCGACACGGCCCGTACATGGATACGCACGTCACCCTCGCGGCGGAATGTCAGATCGGGGCGGATGACGTTGCGTTCGAGATCGTAACGAACCGTACCGTCGTTCATATCGTAGTAGGGCACCGTGACATGCAGCGTCTTATCCTTGAAGAACGCCTGCAAACCGTAGGTCTTGACCAGCTTTTCCAGCACGTCGAAGACGCTGCCGCCGGGTTTGATCTGGAACGGCGAGAGCGTCACGTCGGGGAGGTCGTGTGTCTTCGCATCCGGCAGCACGTAGGCGATAATCTCCTTTAATTTGACACTCGACCAGCTGCGCGCCTTGGGCGACATGCGTTTGAGGCGATAGGTCTCGTCCTCGCACTGGATGACTACGGGCCGCCGTTGTGCGACATCAACGACATAGCCGCGGAATTCCTCGGTTTTCCGGTCATCATATCCCAGTGCGATGACGACTTCGTCGCCGCCTTTGATCTCGTTGCACAGGTACTTGCCGTCATACTCTGCCGGCAGGGTAATTTCGGCCGTCGCCGCGATCTCCTTGCGTGAACGTCGTATCGTCACGCTCGACAACGTGCGGAAGATGTAACGGCCGATCGTGGCCTCTTTTATCGGAATGAAGCTCATGACCAGCCCTCCCGTATTTCAAGTTGCACGTCTCGATCCGACACGGCCGAGATGGTGAACGCCTGCATGGACTGCATACCTTCTTCGCCCGGCAGCGAAGCGTTGCGGATGACGATGCGCTCGATACCGTAGCAGCGATTCAGGATGTTGTTCTGCACGACCAGCCCGCCGCGCTTGTTGATGAGGTTGTTGAGCTGCGCGACCTGATCGTAGGGGTAGTCGTCGTTGTCCTCATTGATGAGCACCCCTCTGATCGACACGTCGAAGCCATTGTGTGCGACCTCTTCGATAACGGGTATGCGTCCGTCGCCGAGTTGCGTCTGCACGACGGTCTTCGAGACGGACACGCCGATAAGCGGATCCACGGGAAACGTCCATCCGTCGACAGTCAGCGGCGAGATGAAGAGATCACCGCGCTGCGCTGCGGCGTAGCCCAACGTGGAACTGCGTGTCGCCGTACCCGTGAGACTGCCGTCCCACACGCGTGGCGCAGAATCCAGCGTTTCGACCGGCACTTCGGGATAGGAATCGGGACGCAATGTTTCACGATCGTAGTTCACGCGCCGCACGTGTGACGTGAGGTACGTGTACAGGTCGACGGCTGAGATTACGCCCGACGTGTCGAAGATCAGGTCTTTGAGGGATGTGGGCAGTTTCATTACTGTATTGCGAGTTGTTCGGCGCCGTTGATCGCGCGCAACAATGCCTCCTCGACTACCGAGGTGATGTCGTCGCGCGATTCGCGCACCGAGGTGTTGAACGATTGGCTGCCCACCAGCGAGCCGATAGTGACGTTAACGACCTTCTGCTGCCGCCCGCCACCCGCGGCGGCGAGTGCCGCCTGCATTGCCGCGGCGTCCGTCGCCGTGCCGCCTGTCTTGCCGCCGCCCAGTAAAGGCGTCGCAGTGTCTGTCCCACCCAGAACCTCACGTTCGATAGCATCCAGAGCCGATAACGATCCTTCGGCCATCGCTCCTTTCGCGGCCCAAGTCGGCCGGAACAGGGAAGCCCCCGGAATCATGTTCGTCCACCACTTATCGCCATTGCGTCCCATAAAGCTATCTCTGCGTCCTTCATGGTAGGATCGTAACTGCGCGATGTGCGCTCTGAGATTCTGCTTTGCACTCTCATCCATGTCTGCAAAATCCCCGTAATAGTCGGATAACATCTGATAGGTATTGTTATACCCCGTTCTGTATCCGCCTTTGTCGGGAGAGAGCAAAACGTTTGAGGTGTCCACAACTGCTAATGCAAGGCGGGTCAAGCCCAGTCGTAGGGGAAGGAGGGATTCACCGAGTTGTGTGACCGATACGTTCAGTCTATTGCGCAGTTCCTCCGAAAGCAGCACGGCGTCGTCTTTAGCAATCTCGCGTACACGCGCCAGTTCGAGTTCCGAATCGGCGAAGTTGCGCAGCTGATCCTTGAATGTCGCGGTGCGGTCGGCGGCAGTGTTCAGCAGGGCGTTGATCCCTTCCGACCCCGCGAACTGGTTGCGAAGCTTGACCACGCCCGCATCGCCCGATTTGGCATAAGCCTTTGCAAAACGGTCGCTCAGCTCTTCGAGCAGCGTCGACACCGGCCGTATATTGCCGTTCTTGTCGAACATCTTCACGCCGGCAGCCGTGAATCCCTTGATGACTCCGGCATTCGTCAGGTCGCGGAACAACGCCTGCGTCATCGTCGCGGCCTGATCGCGCGACGACGAACGCATGGTGAAGAGCGTAAACATTTTCAGCGCCTCTTCGTAACCCTGCCCCGAAGATGCCGCAGTACCCGCGAAGCGGGGGATAAGCTGCGCGATCTGGTCGAAGGTGATGTTACCGGCTTTGAGCGTCGCGTAGGCTTTGGATTGGAAATCGTCGATCGCGCGGTTCGAGAATCCGAAGTTGGCCTGCGCGAGCGCCAACCCCTGCACCCATGCGTTAGGGTCGGCGCCCAGCAGTCGCGCGAACTCCATACCCTTCCGCACCATAGGTGCAGCCGCAGCCCCCGACAACCCCGTAACGGACTGTACGTCGAAAAATGCCGAGTTCGTTTTCGAGAGGTCGAAACCGCCGGCATAGGAGGTCGACATGACCAGTTCTTTGAGTTGCCGAAGTTCGGAGCGGGTCTTGCCCAGATTCAGGTTCGCAAGATTGCGGAACTCGTGGTTGAAGCGCGCCGCCTGATCCGTGGCACGTTTGAGCGCCACCGTCGTGCCGGCGATAGCTGTTCCGGCGATAACCGCAGGGTTGCGCAACATGGTCAACCCGCGCGAAAGGCCGGGAATCTCGGCCGCCGCCGTTTTGATATTGTCGTTGAAGGTCAACGTCTGGCGATTGAGTGACGACATCACCTTACGTGCAGACTCTCCCCGCACGCCGATTTTATCCAACGTCGGGGAGAGTCTGTCCCTCCCGATAATATCGAATATGACCTCTCGAACGTTCATCGGATTGTTTTCGCTTCAATTTCTCGTATCCACTGCAACTCCTCCCAGCGGGCCTGCCACTGCTCGTCGGTGAGCGTGTCGGGGTCGAGGTGGAAATAATATCGGAGCATGGCATTGACCATCCTCACGGGGTTGCTCGCCACACGGCCCCGCGAGGCTATAACTTTTTTAACTCCGCCTCCGCAACCTTGGTGATCTCGTTGACCTTGCGTGCGGCGCCGTAGAAGAGTTCCACGTCGTCGAGGATCTCCTTATTGCCCGCCAGCCAGCAGTTGGTCATGATCGTCTCTTCGAAGAGCGAAGGCCGTTTCATGGCCGAGGTCTGCGCCAGGTCGAAGATCTGCCGCGTGGGACGGTGCATGTAGATTTTCTTGCCGTCCACCTCGATGAGATAGATGTCACCGTAGGTGCGCTTAGCCGCCGCAATCTCGGCGTCGGTCAATTCGATTTTATCGTTTTGTTCGAAAGGAACCTTTTTAAAATCCATTGTAATCGTGTTTTATTGGTTCAACAGGGGAATGTCGGTAATCATTTCCAAGTCGATGGTCATGTTACCGTCGTCGGTGGTCATACCCTTGGCATACCGCGTCACCTGAGCGTAGGGTACGATGTCGGTGACCATCTGCCCGCCCAGCGGAGCGTAGGCCACGACGCAGTTGAAAGGCGCCAGATCCGTGACGTCGGTACCTGCGGGCATCGCGGCTTGTATGGCCTCGAACTCCGATTGCAGGATCGTCAGACGCGCGGGCTCCGCATCTTTTTTTCCGCGTCCTCGCTTGATGGGTACATTGCCCCGGCCGTGGATATTCGTATAGGCTTTGTTCGCGCCATAACTGAAACTCACGAAGCCGCGCAGGCTGCGACCGAGAAAGGAGATCTTCACGTCCTCGAAGGCGTATTCCGTTCCGTTAATCATCGCTCAGAGAATTGGTATAGTAAACATTGATTTTCATGTGTGCGATCACGCCGCGCGCGACGATCGCCAGATCCATTACCAGCGGAGTGTCGACATTCCACAGCGATTGCGCAGGGTCGATCGTACATGCCACGCCGGAGATCTCCTCGCTCATCTGCATAAGCACGGCCGTCTCGATGTCGGCCTGGATGGAACGCACGACCTCGGGTGCGATCTCTCCCGTCGAGGCGTCGATCTCCACGTCGTCGCGCAGCCATTCCAAAGCTTTCAGACGCGCCAGATCGGCCGCTTTGTCTAATGTGCGGCCCATGCGGATCGTGTCGCAGTCGTCCGTAGACGGCGCTGCCGTATAGTCTGCGTTCCAGAACCAGCCGGCCAAGCCGTCGAACGACCGCAGGAAGATGTATCCTGCGGAGTCTATTGCCGAGAGCTGGTCGTCATCGTAGTAGTCGGGATCGGTCGCCTTCTTGCCGTCGGAGAGTCCCGCCGTAGCGATATTCACAGCGCCCGTGCGTACCCGTCCGGCATCGCGCGACACGGGAATGGCCGCGAGTCGTCCCATGAAACGGGCCACGGCCGCATAGTTGGCGTAGGCCGTGTCTTCGGCGGCCACTGCGGCGTCGTGGCCGATGACCACGGATACGCGGTTTGCCGTGAGCTCTCGCAACTTTATATACGCATCGTGAGAGAACGCACGGCCTTCGAGCAGGATCTGCACGGCTTTGTTGCGTGCGGCAGCCCAATCGTAGAGCGCCTGCGCGGCCGTGACCTTGTCGCCCGACGAATCCCAGTCGTCGCTCATGGAGGTCACGGCGAGCAGTTTCACGGCACCTTTGGCGTAGCTCAGCAGCTTCCTGGCCGCACCGTCCGACACGTCGAGCGAATCGACCATCTCCGTCTGCTTGGCAACCAAAACGACGTACAACGACGTGCCGCGCGGTGCCTCGGCGTAAAAATCCGAGATATGATGCCACAACAGAACCTTGTTCGTCTTGTCGTATTGTTCCGTGATACCGAGCGATTCGGCTTCCGACAGCGACGTGACGACGAACGGCGTTTCGAGCGCAACCTTGTCGGGCAACGCTACGCCGTCGGCAACGAGTCCGGCAATGCCGTCCTGGCGGACGGCCGTTTTGCCGAGACCCTGCTGTCTGACGATAGAAACATCGCTTAACATACGCCGCTACTATTGAGATACTGCACCGGAATAGATCGCCGCCATGGCGTTCGATCGCTTGGGCGCTGCGAAGAAATACTCTCGGACGTTGTACAGGTTGCGCTGGTAGAGCGGATCCGTCGATGCGTCCGAACGATATTGCCGGCGTTCTCCCGTAGCTTTGGCCATGCTTTGAACGTAAAAAGCTACGGAAGCCATCGTGTCGCCCGTGGACGCGGCCACGCCGAAGCCCTTCTTATTGCCGGCCGACGTATACAGAGGCATCTTCACGTACTCGTAGATGTCGAAGCCGAACATTTTCGAGATGACACCGGAGGAGTAGTTGTAGTACTGCTGCTGGAACGCCTGATCGACCATCAGAAGATCCGCGACATGATCGGAACACAGCACCAGACGACGCCCCTGAGTCGGCACCTCCATTTCGTCGAATTTCTTTTTCAAGGCGATGACATCGGCTTTGCTGAACCGCTTGCGTTTACCCGTTTCATCGGCCTCGCCTGTCGTGGCGAATACCGGAGTCTTCCCGTCGATATTTTTCGACGGCGCGAAATTGTAAATCGATTTGTCGAGGCGATATTCCGAAATCTTGACGCGGTGCGCCTCGATAACGGCGGGAATAAACTCGGCCTTCACGTCGATGAGCGTGTCGTCGGAAATAGGTGTCGCCTTGGTCTGCAACTTATCCAATATAAGAGCGATGTCGGCATTTTCCATATCCTGAACGGCGATAGGATAGTCGGTATTATTGACCAATACGTCAGGGTCGCATCCGAAGTCGATCAGATGAATGGTATTTCCTTGCCGCACGAATTGCGAATAGTCGGGAATGCCGTCGAGGAACGTTCCCTGGTCGATGTGGTTGAAGCGTTTGACGAACTCCTTCGTCCACACCTCCGGGATGAGACCGGAACGCAACGATCCCGCAGGAGCGCCCGTAGGAATGAGCGACAGCGCGGCGAAGGCTACGCCGGCGCCGGCACCGAACGATGCCGTGCCGATGGCGAAGGCCACGACAAGACATACGATGAACTTGATGAATTTCATAGGCTTTAAATGGTATTTTTTTCGTGGTTATTCGCGGTACTTGGCGTCCAGCAACTCCTTGAAGCGCGTCGGATCCTCCTGCTTCATCCGCAGCAACTCGTCGCGCGTGTAGTCGTCGAACTTCTTCGCGCTGCCTTTGTTGCCGTGCACAATTTGATCCCGCAGCGTTTGGCGCACCTGCATACCGTCCAGCAGCGAGTGCAAGGCGTCAGCGCCCATCTTCTCGCCGAAGGCTTGCAGGGAATCCTTCTGCTCGGCCGTGATCTTACCGGCATCCAGTGCGGCCGAGATCTGCGACTCGATGCTTTTGCGGCAGTACTCCTGCGCTTTCGCGGCCTCGGCTTTCAGTGCGGAAACCGCCGTCTTGATTTCCTCCTCGGAGGCTGTCGGTGCCAGGCCGAGGAGTTCGGAAATGTTCAGCATAATCTTATTGTTTGAAAATATACATTCCAGGGATGCGGTGATACGTTGCAATTCCTCCGGCTGCAACGGCTTCGAGAGCTGCGCCGTGACGACCGGAGCGACGACCTCATCGACAAGTCCCGCGGCAAGGGCCTCGTCGGCCGTGAACCAATGATCCTCACCGTCAAACCAGCTGTCGACCGTTGCCGGTTCGATGCCGCGTGTGGTGAACGACGAACGTAACGCAGCGTCGGTTTTTTTGAGCAGTTCGGCCTGCGATTCCAACTCCTTCGCGTTTCCGCCGCCCCACGACGACGAACTGTGCAGCATAATCAGGGCGTTCGAGGCGACCTTGACTTTTGCCGCGGAAAGCATGAAGATGGCCCCCATCGAAGCCGCGACGCCTTCGACGACGACCGTCACGGGCCACGTGCTCGACTTGACGGCGTTGACCATCAGCAGACCATCCATGACGGAGCCGCCCAACGTGTGAAGATGAACGACGGGACTCCCGTACCGTTCGGCACGCCGCAGCGCCGCGGCAAAATCTTCACCGCTATACGAATCACCGATGGTACCGTAGGCGTAGACGTGATTGTTCTGAACTTCGATCATCGAAAAATTTTTCAACAAATTAAATGATCCCCAACCGTCATATCAAATTATTGTATATATAATATTCAACAATTGATATTATATATTCAAATAATAGATTAAATACTGCTATACATCTATATTTGTTCAAAAGTTTAATAGATGGACAGCACGATCGATCTTGCCGAATATTTATTCATGCGGCGATGCTCGCAAAAAGAGATCGCAGCGAGGGTCGGACGCTCGGAGTCGACCGTCTCCGAGTGGGTCAAGCGCTACGGCTGGAAGGAGAAGCGCGCCGGCGTGCGCATATCCCGACACGAAATGGTCGCGAAACTTCTTCAACGTATCGACGATCTGCTCAGCGAAGACTCGTCGAGTATCGATACCACGGAGTTGCTACGCATAACCAAATCGATCAAGACCTTGGACAAAGAGGTCGGACTGGTCGATTACATCGATTGTTTCATGGCCTTCGGACAGTGGATGACGCAGCACGCCGAACATGCCGAAGCGATCCGCGAGACGATGTCTTCACGGACGGATTTCTGGGAGAATTTCACCAAGGCGGTGAACATTATACAGGACAAATACATCACCTCTTTGACAAAGGATGGCGGGCAGCGGTAACATAGCCAAGGCATTGCAGCGTTGGGACGGCTGGTGCCGCATCGCGCGGGCACAAGGTTCGGTCAACGAACAGGCCGCAGCGGAACGGCAGGAGCGCATCCGGAAAGCCTGCGCATCCTTCCGGTATTTCGTCACGGCCTATTTCCCGCATCTGGCCACAGCCGAGCCCCCCGACTTCCACGTCGATCTGGCAAATAAGGTAAAACGCAACCTTACGATCAAGGTGCTCGTGCGCTGGGGACGCGGCATGGCCAAGTCGATCGTCTGCGACGTGTTGATCCCGTTATGGCTCTGGATCAACGGCGAGGACATTTACCTCGTACTGGTAGGCAACACCGAAGACAAAGCCAAGAAACTGTTGGGGGACATAGCCGATGAATTCGCGGGCAACGAGCGTCTGATCGCCGATTTCGGCGCACAGAGAACATCCCAATGGTCGGACAACTACTTCGTCTGCCGCGAGCGATTCATCGGCGCGGCACTCGGCATGGGCCAAGAGGTGCGCGGTCTGCGAAAAGGTGCGCGACGGCCTACCCTCTGCATCTGCGACGACCTCGAAGACAAGGACACGGTCAAGAATCCGAAGCGGCAGGAAGAGATGGCGAACTGGATTCTCACGGCTCTGATCCCGACGATGGACGGCCCCGTGCGGCGCCTGCTGGTACCGAACAACAACTTCGCACCCAGGACGATTCAGGGAGAACTCGAACGTCGGAATCCCAAATGGATAGTACACCGTGTCGATGCGACCGTCGGGCCGGAACGGAAGCCGCGCTGGGAAAGTAAATATCCAGACGACCATTTCGTACAGATAGAACACGATTTGGGTACGATCGCCTTCGAAGCAGAATACAACAACCGGCCGTGGGTCGAAGGGAAGGTCTTCACGCAGGAGATGATCGACAGGGTATGGGCGCCGTTGCCGCCGCTGTCGAAATTCCGGCACATCACAGGGCGGTGGGATCCGGCCTATTCGGGTAAAAACGATTTCAACGCCGTGCGCATCTGGGGGCTGTACGATCATTGCATGTACCTGATAGCATCCTACGTGCGGCAGCGCACGATGAACAGCACGCTCGACTGGATTCAGGATTACGACAGCCGGCTGCCGCAAGGCGTCGCCGTGCATTGGCGCGTCGAATCGCAATTCTGGAACGAGCCGCTGCGACGCGCTATCGACGAGAGCAATGCCCGCGCAGGGCGTCAGCTCAATATCTCGGTCGTGCCGTCGCCCAAGACCAAGAAGATAGATCGCCTGCTGTCGGTCTACCCCTACTACGAAAACGGGCGCATACGCTACAACGAGCGTGAGCGGAACAACGCCGACTTCATCGAAGGGACACGTCAACTGCTGGGTATAGAACCCGGATACCGCACGCATGACGACTCCCCCGATGCCGACGAGCGGGCGATCTCCGATCTGGCGGCATTCGACCGTGCATTCGCATTCTCCCCGATGATCGGACAGATGAGCCGTGGCGATTCAAATTCAAGATACTGACATGACACTTTTCGAACTTATCCGCAACAAGTGGGCGCGCTGGCGCCTGATGCGCGCCATCGCCGAGGCCGAGGCGCTGCACGCACGAACGGGAAAATGCTGCTACGTGTTCAACGTCGGCGGCAGGTTGAAGGTCTGGACGACGCTCGACGTCAAATACCTGCGTCGCAAACGTCTGCTGCGTGCAGGCGTCACGACCGACGACTTGAAGAGAAAGGCATTGTATAAAACAGCATAGCAAGATGTATATCACCGAAGAAGACATACTGAACATCATCGCCAAGGACGACTTCGACGCCGCACTGGCCGAAGGCTTCACGTCGATGGAGGCACTCACACGCACTGCCTGTTCGACGATGCGCAACTACCTCTACCAACGGTATCGCATCGGATCCGAATTCAACAAAGCGGGCGAAGCTCGCAATCCCTACCTGGTGATGATCGCCTGCGACATCACGCTCTACCTGCTCTTCTCGTCGCTGCCGGGACGTCTGACGGACGACGACATCCGATACGTCCGCTACCAGGCTGCAATACGCTGGCTCGAACAGGTCGCAGCGGGGAAAGTCGGCGCGGGAATACCGTCGCTGACAGACCCCGAGGAGGATGGAACGGATCCCGAAAAGAACCCCGAATACTATTCGAGCATACGCTTCGAAAGCGAAGAGAAACTGCAAAATGAATATTGATATGGATTTGCTCAATATTTTCCGGAGGCCGAAGCCGCAGACGCGTGTGGAGGCCGTGGCGCACGAGATCCGCAAACATAGCCGCGCGCTGATCGAGATCGACGAGCAGTCACGTGCATTCTACCGCCAAGACATCGGACGCTGGCGGCGGGCGCATGAGGCGGCCGCCGACGTCGAGAATCCCCGTCGGGCGGATCTCTACAACGTCTACGCCGACGTCGTACTCAACACGCAGGTCGAAGGTTGTATGCGGCAGATCGAGACGGCCGTCATGCAGCGACGCTTCTACATTCGTTCGGAGAAAACGGCGAAGGAGCTGCCGGAGAAGACCTCGATCATCTCCTGCCCGTGGTTCCGCGACCTGATGCACCACGCCCTCGATGCCGAGGCGTGGGGGAATTCACTCGTGGAGCTGGGAAATGTCGTCGAGATGCGCGGACGCCGGACGATCGACAGTGTACACCTTATTCCGCGCGAGCACGTCGTGCCGGAGTACGGGCTGGTGTTGAAAGACATCAACGACGACCTGTCGATGGGTATCGACTACCGCAACAACCCCCGTCTGAACCGGTTCCTCATCGACATAAATGCCGACGAACCGCTGGGATTCCTGCTCAAAGTGGCGCCCGAAGCCATATCCATCAAAAACATGTCGGGATTCTGGGACTCGTTCGGCGAACTGTTCGGTATTCCCGTGCGGTGGGCGACGACGACCTCCACGGACGACAGCGACAAGGCCACGATCATGTCGGCGCTGCGGCAGATGGGCGCCGCGGCATTCGGCCTTTTCCCCGAAGGTACCGAGATCAAGTTTCTCGAAACGCAGCGCGGAGATGCCTTTCAGGTCTTCGACCAGCGTATCGCACGGGCGCAAACCAACATCTCGAAGGCCATTCTCAACCAGACGATGACCATCGACGACGGGTCGTCGCTCTCGCAGTCCGAAACGCACCTCGACATCTTCAACCGTGTCGTACACTCCCGCATGGTGATGATCGCCTCGATGGTCAACTGGCAGCTGTTGCCCAAGTTGCAGGAAATGGGGCTGCCCTTCACCGACGACGACGTGTTCGTGTGGGACGAAGCCGTGAGCTACACACCCGAACAACAGTTGCAGATCGAGCAGATGATACTGGCCAACTACGAGGTCGACCCTGCCTATTTCAAGGAGAAATACAACATCGAAATTACGGGCGTGAAACAGCAGGCTGCGGGGTTGTTCGCAACGGCTGAACTCAAAAAAAAAAGCCCGGCCATAGCCGAACTGGATCGGATGTACGGGCAGAGGTAGACGAAGGGCATGTCGCTGCCGAAACATTGCGCCGCATCTTCGAGGGTGAGGAGATCGACTTCGACGAAACGTCGATGACCTTCACTGACGACGAGCTGCGCAAAGCGCTCCTCGACGGATACGGACGTCGCGCCATAACACCCGAGTACGGCACGCCAGACTTCGGAATGGTCGAGAACCTCCGTCGCAATGTTTACCAGTTCTCCGTAGCCAAGAACCACCACCAGCTGCGAACCCTCACCGATACGCTTATCGACGACGAGGGGTGCGTGCGCAGCTTCTCGGAGTTCCAAACCGAGGCACGCAAGATCGACAGCCGCTACAATGTCGACTACCTCCGTACCGAATACGACACAGCCATCGGCGCGGCTGAGACGGCTTCCGAGTGGGCGTCGCTCGAAGCGCGCGGCGGGGATCCCATGTTACGCTACGTGACTGTCGGCGACGACCGCGTGCGCGCCTCGCATGCTGCACTCAACGGCCTGCAACGCCCCATGAGCGACCCGATATGGAATACGATCTACCCGCCGAACGGGTGGAACTGCCGATGTCTGGTACGGGTCGTATCGGGAGCCGCGACACCGCAGAAGCTCATACGGATGCCCGACGACCTGCCGGATATGTTCAAGACCAATCTGGCGAAGGCCGGACTGCTGTTCCCCAGGAATCACCCCTATTTCAATGGCATAAGCAGTAAAACGTTCGCAAGGGCTCTCGAATACATCCCGGTCGAGAACACCTATTTCGATGCGAAGACCCCCGGAGGGCATGTCGTAGAAGTAAGCTGCCTGCATCGAGACCACGAGCAGGCGCAGAACGTCGCCGCGACGGACATCCTGCTCGGGAAAGGAATCGTCCGCAAGGCGACCCTGCTGCCGGATATTCACAAGGACGATGTAGCGGTGAAACGACGCTTCTATCCTGCCGGCGAGTTGCCGCCCGATCCGCTCAAAAATGCCGACGCGGTATTCGACGGACATACATTCGAGATCAAGCAGACGACCCCAAACAACATGGTGCGCAACATCAACAAGGCGGCGCAGCAGGCGCGCCGAGTGGTAGTGCGGTTGACAACGGGCGGCAAAAATCAAAACTACCGCATACGTGAACGCGCCACGGCCGCCAAGCGCGACAACCGACTCGATGAACTCATCGTCATATTTCCCGATGGAGAGGTCGAAAGATTCTAAAAAACACGAGCCTCCGAAGAGGCTCGCTTGGGTGGCCCTGTCCGCAGGCAGGACTTGCAGTCCAACGACTGCCATAAAGATGCAATGCAAATATATATCAACAAATTCTTAATTCCAAAAAATTATGACAGAAATCACCGAAAATGTCATATACAACTGCGATTTTATGAAAAATCGGTTGCCCGATCATTGCGCCGACTTGATTATCGCCGACCCGCCCTATTTTCGATACAAAGGCGATTTCGACTTCGTATGGCCGACGTTCGACGATTACCTGAACGATGTCCGCCGCTGGGGTGAAGAGTGCCGGCGTTTATTGAAAGACAACGGTACGCTGATCTGGTGGGGCTCCGATAATCGAATCGCATATACGCAGGTGATCCTTGACACTATGTTTCTGTTTTTAAATAGCTGCACATGGAATAAGTCGAACGGTTGGGGTAAAGTGCAAAACGCAGAAATATCGCGTAAATTCATTCCGAATGCAGAACGATTCATACTTTATGAGTCGAAGCCTGAGATTCGGGAAGGTGAGGCTCGGAAAATTCTGCGTGTATTCGAATACGAACAGGGGATGTGCCGGACACGGTGCATGAAGCCTCTGGTAGATTACATGATCTCGGAAATGGAACGGGCAGGCTTCACACCGAAGCGTGTCAACGATGCCCTGCATACCTGCATGGCCGGACATTGGTTCACGCGCGGCTCACAATGGGAATTGCCGACCCGAGAGAATTATGAACGTCTTCGCAACCTCTTCAACGGCGATCGGCTCAATAGCGAGTATCTGTGCAGGGACTACGAGGAGCTACGCAGGGACTACGAGGAGCTACGCAGGGACTACGAGGAGCTACGCAGGGACTACGAGGAGCTACGCAGGGACTACGAGGAGCTACGCAGGGACTACGAGGAGTTGCGGAGGCCGTTCAATCTTCCCGAACGGTCGACCGACGTATTGCAGTTTCCGCAAGATTCCGGCGCATCGAAACGCTACGGGCACGACACAGTCAAAGGCGAGGCGATCACCAGTTATCTGATTCAGGTCACGACACGTCCCGGTGCACTCGTGGTGGTACCCTTCGCCGGAAGCGGAACGGAGTGTGCAATGGCTGCCAAACTGGGACGCCGATTCGTGGGGTATGAGATCGATCCGAAACATGCACGAACAGCGGCTCGTCGCACTGAAAAATTCATCCAAACGACACTATTGTAATGGCAAAGAAAATCATTGTCAACGGATACGCCTACTCCTGGCGCGACCTTCGGCATCGACTCGACCGCGTGCGCATCCGACTCCCGCAGGCCATGGCCGATGCGGCCCGTAACTTTTTCGTCGACTCATTTACGAAACAAGGCTGGGACACAGGACACGGTATCAAGAAATGGAAACCACGCAAAAAGTCGGACGGCCGCCGTCGTCGTGCGATCCTCGTCAAAACGGGCAGACTCCGTAAATCGATCCGCATCCGTCGTGCGACATTCCGCCGCATCACCATCGCCGCCGAAGCACCCTATGCCGCCGCGCATAACTTCGGCGTCGACGAGACCGTCACCGTGCGTGCCCACACGCGCCGCATCTACGGACGTGTACAAGAAAAGTACACCACGAGCTCCGGAAAGGAGCGGACACGCACGAAGCGCGTAGAGACCGGAAGCCACACCGTGCGCAGCCATACACGCCACATGCAGCTGCCGCAGCGGCAGTTCATGGGCGACAGCCAGATGCTCGACCAAAAGCTCGATCGCATCGTAGAGCGCGCCGTGGAAGAGATATTCGACATTTGAAACATCGATTAAATAGCATTGAATCATGGATGAAAGACAATCCCAAGACGTTCGCGCGAAACTCTACACGGACATCGCACATGCACTATTGGATTCGAAGCTCGTCGCATACGTCGACCGTTACAACAACCAGTTCGCACACCTCGAAGAGGAGAAGGTGCTGCGCTATCCCTGCGCGTTGATCGAATTCTCGGATATACAGTGGCAGCAGGTAGGACGGCACGTACAGCGCGGAACGGTGCTCGTAAACATCTACGTCGCGACGAAGGTACGCGGACGGACGTCCGCCGTGGGACGAACCGCCGATCCTGCCGTAGAGGATTTCGAACTGCTCGGCGCCCTGCGCATCGTACTGCGCGATCTGAGGCTCGATTATGCCGGAACATTCACCCGAATGCGATCCGTCACGGATCACGACCACGACAGCACCATCGTCAACCTCGAACAGTATGCCGTGACGGTTATCGACACATCGGCCGAACCGCAAACCCGACGCGTATCCGTCAGCGTCGAGATCGGAGACGTATCGATAAAATAGCGAGATTCTCGCAAAATATCGACAAAATGACGAACGAGCAGACCGTAAGTATCTGCTCGTTCGTATTTCGCTCAATTCTCAGGTTTCGCGGCTTCCTTAAAGGAAATGGAATAAAACAAATTCAGGAACTCGATTCGAAACTCGTAAAGATTTCGGTCGAGAACTCTCACCCATATAAATCTAACGGTTGGTAAGAATGCAAACGAAGAATAGAAGCATGAGCCATTATACGAATAATTAAATCCCAGCGCTAACACCCATTTACCGAAAGTTATCGTAATCATAATAATTATATTGGTTAAAAAATTCGTTTTGGCGGTCGCAGGCGATCGATTTGCGAAAAAATATTTACAGCCTTTCGATATTATCGACCTTTATATGCTTTCGGTATCCGTTTCGATCGTCATTCAAAAACGCATCGATCTTTGTCGTCAGTTCTTTTGCGGTTTCAGCATCATATACTTTTATTTCGGATTTAGCCATCCACGGGCCTCCGCTGGGGCTTTCCTCTACCCAAGAGAATTCAACTTTAAATATTTCCATAATTTGTAACTATTTCACCAGTTCGAACTCATAAGCCACGACCCACGGATTACGCTCCCACATTCCCCGTCCCGACACCTTGTCGATCAGCGAAGCGAAGGCTTCGCGGGGAGTAGGGAATAATTTCCAAGTTCTGCCGTCCTCGGTATCTACATACGATTCTTTGCTCCAATCCTTGCATTTTATGCCTGGAACATAATACCCAATTATCCCGCCTACTACTCCCTCTTTCATGCACTCCGCGTCCGAAATATCCTGCAACCGCTCGCACTTGATTCCAGTTATGCGGATTTGGTAGGGCATCAGTTCTGCTTTCGTGAACATCTTATTTGTCCAACCTGCTATACGTTGTTCCTCAAAGAGGCGCAATATGGTGGCGTCTGGTTCGAAGCCACCGGCACACACGTCTCTATAACTCTGCGCCACGGCCACGACCTCGCCGACCTTGTAGCGGGGTGCTTCCCTCTCGTAAAATTCTTTTTCGCTTTCATGGACATATACGCCGCCCACGCTCGGAGCATCAGAAACAAACTCCATCCATTGCTCTGTAAGGGCCCACGGAACCAGCCGCCTCGTCATGGTCTTTCGCCCCTCGATGACCGCCTGCGTCAAGCCGTAGCGGTCGTTGAACATAATCTTTTTCATATTACTCTCCCAATTTCTTAACGGCTTCCAGAAATACGGCAGTCCAATTCAAAGCAGGAGTATCGGTCGGGCCGGCCATATCGAGTTCCGGCGTGAATTTGGTGGAGACAGAGACTTCATTCCCATTCTGGGTGATCTGGACGACAGCCTTCTGCTTATCGTCTTGAAAAGTGATTTTTACCTGATCGTTTTTCATAATCGTTTGTATTCATTTATCGTTTCGAAAATCCGCAGCGCCACCTGCGGGACTATGGTGTTGCCGTAGGCTTTGATCGACTCGCGGCACCATGCCGGAAAGGTAATTCCGTCCAGTCCGGCGGAAAGCCCATCATCTGGGCCACATATCGGGGACTCAGTCGGGAACCCTTCCCAGTTCGGGACGGATGCGAAATCATGACGTCGTGGACGGCTCCGCTCTTCCGCTTCGCATGACTGAGAGGAAACGAATTGTTTTTCGCATCGCAGGCCGTCGGCATCGACAACAGCCCCATCCGCGCTGCAAGCGCGAGCGTCGGCCGCTCGGATGCACCCTTCGACAAGCTCCTGTTCACACGCCCGCTCCCGCAATCCGACGCGACCGGTGTCGGCAGTAGAGCCGGCGGCAATGGCTCCGAACCGCTCTTGCCATGAACTTTCAGCCCTTGCTTCACCACGGTGGGCAACAAACCATGTTCTGTATCGCAGATGGGGAGCACCGACGCCCGCAGCTGGTATAAGGTACGCTTGCACCTCATATCCTGCCGCCTCCAAATCAGCACACACCTGCTCGAAAACCATTCCCTGCGACCAATTAACGATTCCGAGAACGTTCTCGCCCACGACCCAGCGCGGTCGAACAGTCCGAACAACTCCGAGCATTGCGGGCCAGAGGTAGCGGTCGTCGGCCGTACCCTTGCGTTTGCCCGCGAGGCTGAACGGCTGGCACGGGAAACCGCCGGTGAGCACGTCGACGCGGTCGCGCCAAACGGTAAAGTCTGTTGTTCGTATGTCTTCATAATGTTCCGATTCGGGAAAATGATACTTCAATACGCGCCGGCAGAACGGGTCGATCTCGCAGTTGAAGACGTTCGTCCAGCCGGCCCACGCAGCCGCTAAGTCGAAGCCGCCGATGCCGCTGAATAGAGAACCGTGCGTCATTGGTACTCCACCGCTGCTCTGCGATCGATGAAGAAATGAATACCCGGTGCACATTCGCTCCACCTGTTATCGTCGAAATCCGGAACTTCGACTGTGGCACCGACGGTGTAGACGAAGTTTTTGTCATGGTCGGCACGAACGGTATCCTCAGTTGCCTTGGTGCCGTCCATGTTCTGAATCTCCATGACGTATGCTTTATCGCAACGGCATTTGTGTCCCGTTGCCGAACTGCGCCGTGCATCTTCCGGAATTCGTAACTTTACGATATGCCCAGAGGCTTTTTTCCAACCGATGAAACTACCCTCGGTCGGGCATGATAGATAACATCCTTTGGCATCGCGCAGGTTGGCACCGCGCAGGTCGGTACCGCGCAGGTCGGCGCCGTACAGGTTGGCACCGCGCAGGTCGGCATCGCACAGGTTGGCACCGCGCAGGTCGGCATCGCGCAGGTTGGCATCGCACAGGTTGGCATCGCACAGGTCGGCACCGTACAGGTTGGCACCGCGCAGGTAGGCACCGCACAGGTTGGCATCGCACAGGTCGGCATCGCACAGGTTGGCACAGCGCAGGTTGGAGCCGCGCAGGTCGGCACCGCACAGGTTGGCACCGCGCAGGTCGGCATCGCGCCTAATAGCGTCCAAAACCGTTTCGGTGATTGTGTTTCCCTCTTTCGTGTATTCAAATACGACCGAACCCGTCCAACGGTTGCGGATTTCGATTTTAATCTGTTTCGTTGATTCCATTGTGGTAAATTTGTTTATCCGGATTCATGTATTGATTTGCGGCAGAAATAGCATCTTCGAGCGTAAAGAGATGGCGATCTTTGTCGGGTATGAAGATTTTACTCATGGCTTTTCTCTTTTTTCAACGCCTCGATCCGTCCGAGAATCCGCGGTTCGGCGATGTATTTTCTGAATGTGTGAATCGATATGCGGAAGCGCGGTTCGATCGTCCTGTGGAATATCTTGGACAGCGGCGCTCCCGTTCTGGTCTGTTCTTCTTTGGTGATACGCTGCACCTCGGCAACGCGTTCCAAGTAGACTAAATTCGGCTTCGGCATAGTTACGATGGTTTTAAGTTGGATAATATACGAGGCCGTTCGGCGACCTTCACCCCCTTGCGCTGCAAGGCTCGAAGTTTGACGTAAAGCTCGCGCAGCTCGGCAATCGTCAGGAACCGGAACGGTTTCCCTGCGATGCGCGGCTGCGAGACGAAGGCGTCGACGCGAGCGAAGAACTCGCGCGACGTCTCCGAATAGGGTTTCTGGTAGAGTCCGAGATCTCTGAGCAGGCAGAGCACTTCGCTGCGGCCGGCCTTGATCGCCCTGTCGGCTTCGAGCCAAAGGTCGTTCCGCACGCGAAGGAGTTGGGCATCCGTCAGATCGCGCAGACGCGATTTCCCGAACGGTTCCAGAATGTCCTCCTTACGATCCGTGGCACCCAGCCGCGCAAGATAGCCGTAGATCTCCCTGTATATTGCCGACCGATCCAT